TCGATAGCCTGCATTGGGGTAATGGTGAAGCCCCGCTGATCTGGCAGGAAGTCAACGCCGCAGGCCGGTCGAAAACCTTGGAGCGCTTCTACGCCGCTTGCGATATTCCCATCCCCTTGCTCTATCAAAAACTGGATAAGGCGTATCCCGGATCGAAGTTCATCTTGACTACCAGAGATGAATCCGAGTGGCTGACGAGCGTGGAGAGGATGTGGGACGCGAAGTACAACCCAACGCGATGGCAGTGGGATGTTTGGCCGATTTCCAATCGACTGCATACGGCGTTGTATGGCCGCAGCGACTTCGACGCGCAAACGATGCTAAGCCGCTACCGCCAGCACAATGCCGAAGTTGTGGAGTACTTTAAGGATCGTCCTGACGACCTGTTGGTCATGGATATGTCGAACGGGGCCGGATGGCTGCAAATTTGCACCTTTTTAGGGAAGCCGGTCCAGAGCGCTCCCTACCCTAGGGAGTACCCAACGCGGGAAGTGGGGTCGCCAGAATCATGAATATCGAACGAGCGCTAAAGATCAAAGACGGGTGGATGAGCAGGCAAGAACTTCAATGGCTTGCCGCGTCGGCGTCCGTAAACGCTCGCATTGCCGAAGTCGGATCATGGACAGGACGCTCGACGCGTGCTTTGGTGGACAACACCCCCGGCACTGTCCTTGCCGTGGACACATGGTTGGGTTCCCCAGGGGACTTGGATGATATTGTTGCCCTGCGAGGGGCATGGTGGGCATTTGGCAAGTTTCACCACAACCTGATGGATGCTTTCGAGGGGAACAGGCTCTCCGTTATGCGAATGGACTCATTGAAAGCCGCCGCTGAATTGAGAGATCGCTACGAAAGTTTTAACATGGTCTTCATCGACGCCAACCATACTTACGAGTCCGTAAAGGCTGACATTCTGGCGTGGACGCCACTGCTTAGACGTTCTGTTTCAGGGCGTGGGGGCTTGCTCTGTGGGCACGATTTTACAGAGCAATGGCCCGGTGTCATGCGAGCCGTGAGCGAACTGATTCCTAACTATCGTCTCATGGACAATCCGTCAACGGATAGAACGATCTGGTGGAAGCCAGTCTAGGAGGGAAAAATTATGCACCACAATCGCAGGAGGAAATGGATCAACCAGCAACGTGAAATAGCGAGGGCAATTGCCGATGTACAGATGCGACCGCAGCCGTTCACGGACTCCCCACTCGCCGCGCTGCGCAGATACTTCCAAGTATCTACCGCAAGTGATAATTACGAAAACGTGCAGACCCTACTGACGGCGCTGAAATTGGCAACCAAGAAATAGGAGGCTACATTGATTTTTACCCCAGAGATGCGAGCCAAAGGAGCCGCAACACGAGCGGCAAACAAGTTGAAGCGGGAAGAAAAAGCAAGACGAAAGGAGGAGCGCGATACTGCAAATCATAGCCCGAACAATGGTTCCGAAAAGGAGTCGAGTCAAGTTGACCAAAGTGTTCGAGCAGAACTTCCCAGTAACCCGGTATCGATGGTACCTGGCAACGTGTTCGACTGGGAAAACTGCCCGCTGGTTGATGCGATCAACAAACAAGCAGACATGAAAAGGGAATATGAGCGCATCTCTCAAATCGTACTCCGCCGTCAGAACCCACCGGGGCGGAGATGGACCTGCTGGACGGACAGTCATAAAGACTTGATCCGGGCGAACATGACTGCGCCCAATTCGCGGGCGGTCATTCAGGCGTGCTTGAAGTCTGGGGAAGACGGGAAGCAGAGTTTTCGTGATGACGGGCGGTTCATCATCGAGAACGGGGTGAAGCGCCTGCAACCGGCTTTTTGCTGCAACGCGTTCTGTTTCAGGGCGTATCAGCAGTTGCACAAGTTGGAGAATCAGCCATTAACCTAGATCACGCCAAGCAACTACTGGCCAAGCTCGATATCAAGCACCGGGACGAAGGTGTGTCTGTTCCCTTTGTACTGAATCCCAACCAGCTTAAGTGTCACAACATTGTCAAAGAACACTACAAGAAACACGGATCAATCAGGGTTGTGGTGCTCAAAGCTCGCAGGGTCGGGATGAGCAGTTACATCGACGGCCTGGCGACGATGCACTGCCTGGCCAAGCCCCAGGCCCACGCTCTGATTGTTGCGCACTTGAAAGACGTTGCCGACAAAGGCTTGTTCCGCGTGCCCCGCGACCTGGCTGTGTCACTGAATGACCGCCTTCCGGGCGCCTGCGACGTCAGGACGCGCAGCATCATCTTCCCGCATACGAAGGGCGCATCGAACCTCGACATCGCAACCGCGGGCTCCGTAGGCGCAGGGCGGGGGCTTACGCTTTCGTTCCTGCATCTTTCAGAAGCGGCCTCTTATCCCGGACAGAAATCATTCCTATCGATTCTCCCCAGTGTGTCGAAGGCCCCCGACACCGTCATCGCCTTGGAATCCACCGCTCAGGGCCGCACCGGAATTGGCGAGACGTTTTACAACTACTGGAACGGTGCCAATGAAACTGGATCGCACTGGAACGGATACACGCCGATTTTCCTTTCGTGGCTGGACGATCCGACATGCCATCGCCCCGCACACGAAGCGGAAGATGCCCCTGCGACCGACCTGGAAAGGGAGCTGATGGGGAAACCGTTCAACGCCTCCCTGTCGCAGATAGCTTGGATGAGAATGGTCCTAGAAGGCGAGTGCGAAGGTTCCGAGTTGATGTTTAATCAGGAATATCCCCACTCCGCACTCGTCGCGTTCGTGGCTACCGGTGACCCCGCATTCACCGCTCCCGAGATCCGTTACGCGATGGGGACGAAGCAAAAGCCTGTAAAGAAGGGACATTTCGAGCGCCAAGGCAAAGGGGCGGCCTTTGTAGACAACGTGCGTGGCAAGGCCTTGATGTACGAGACGGTCAAAGAAAAATGTACCTACTTTGTTGGAGTGGATTGTGCGAGAGGAATGGAGCAAGACAGCGGCCGCGCCACAGGAGACTTCGCGTCGTTCATGGTCTTGAATGGCACTACCGGAGACTTCGCCATGCAATTCAGTGACTGGGTCAATCCGGTGGAAATGGCGAAGCACGTGGACGCTGTTGGGCGTTACTATAACAACGCCATGATGATCGTGGAACTAACCGGCAACTTAGGGTTGTGGTGTCAGCAGGTTCTCCGCGATCAGTATCAATATCCGAATTGGTACATGTGGAAAGGCAAGGACGATAAGACCTGGGGCAAGGGTAAGTCGCCAGCTCTCGGCTGGGAGACGACGGGAAGAACGCGCGACCTGCTACTCTCGACTTTCCGTGGAGCGTTGCACAATGGGATGAAGAATATCCCTGGCGGCCTCCGGGTAAAAGACGAGGAGTTCTGCCGCCAAATGGATCTGATGACGATGAGCACTGGGATGCGATGGGATGTTGAGCACGGTCATGACGATGTCTTCATGGCGGGATGTCTCGCCGTTATCGCGTGCGCTCAGTACCCACCGACGAACATTATCAGCTTTAAGGGCAACACCTTGGACAAAGACAAATCCGGCAATCCCGCACTCAGTAAACTGAAACCGCAAACGGACTTGGCCCATGCGCTATATCGGGACCAGTTGCAGATATTGAAGCCGGATAAGAAATTTTGCCGAAGCGTGATGCAGCCGCCGTTCTAGGATAATATGTGCGGTAATTATATAGTTAACTCCCCGAAAGGAATCAGTGACTTATGACGCTTTCTACATGGGTTTCTACGAACCACTCGGAGCCGGATGTTTACATCCGATGCCAAGGCCCAAATTGCGGCGGCGTCATCATGTTTAACGCTAAAGAGATAACCGACCGCAAGAATCTTCCGACCAGCACCTCTACTCCGTGTCGGCATTGCGGATGGCACCCATCGTATCCGCCCGAACCGTGGTTGCCCCTGAAAGGCGCGGAAGGGCACGGAGTGATCTTATAGGAAGGTACCTAGGGAGTTTTATGGCGCATGACGAAGATCAACCTCTGCCGTGGAACGGGACTTATCTTTTCAGCAATACCGACGAGTGCTCGCGGGCTGACCGACTACGGCAAAGGATAACCAGGGCTTTCGAGAAAGCCGGAGAGGCGGGCGTGTTCTCCACTCTCCGCCCGTACGAAGCAGATTTTATCATCCGGGAATTGGCCGACCAGTTGTTTGCGAGGATAGAACCGTTCTTCACTTTACCCGCCCGAAAAGGATGAGCCTATTATGAAGACAACAATACCATCTAAAGTTCAGGTAGGTCCGTACCGGTACTCGATCAAGATCGTCAATCCAAATCAGTTGCCGGAATTGTCAGATTACGGAGCGGCTGACCACCATACGTTAGAAATTAGACTTCGCGAGGGCTTATGTGCCGATCAAATGAAGGTGACCCTACTGCACGAGATAATGCACTGTTGCTCGCGTGTAAAATTCGACTACTCAACGGCGTCAGATGTTTCTGAGGAAACGTGGATCTCCTTTACTTCCCCAACGCTTTACGGAACGATCCGGGACAATCCGATCGTAAGAAAATTCCTGTTCGGAGATTAAACGATGCCCCCCACTGACACCACCCCGCAGTCGCAGATCCGGTATTTTAAAAAGCTACTCGCTGCTCTGGTTATTCAGGCTGGTGGAGAACTCCGCATCCCGCAGAAGTTTATCCGGGAGGTTGCATCGGAGACTTCCCCGCAGGGCCTGTTTGAAGATTCCGACACTCCCGCCGATGAACTTGTGCTACGATTCGGCTCGAAGCTCTCCGCTGTGTACACGGTAGAGCCAGAACCATGCGCTTCTCCGACGCCCCGATCACCGACCTCTCCGCAACCATCCCCGCAAGTCGTAGACCCATTGTCCCGCCCGACAGCGGGACGCCCGCCCCTGACCGACGAGAAGCTGGCACAGATGGAGCGGGCGATAATGCAAAGGAGAGCGCGTATTCGCATGAAGCACGCACAAGAGCAGAACAACTCATCCGAGATATCGGAACTGAATTTTCCCGTCTGAGGAAGCAAAACCGGAGTGGAGCGTGGGCTGACCTTGAGGATAAGATAGCGAAGTCCGGAGATGTGATGATTTCGAGTGGAATGATCTCCTCGAAAGACTGGGTAGGGATGCTGATCGACATTGAGCAGTTTCGGAAGGCGGAGACAGGAACAGCGGAGTCTCCGGGGGATGCCTTGGCAAAGTGGCTGTCGGAAGGCGCGGAAGATAAGCCAAAGCGCAAGAAGGCGAAGGAGGTAGCGCAATGATGGAACGAAGAGGATTCTTGAAGAATCTAGCCCCGTTGGCGTTAATTAGCAGCATGTCTCCGCTAGCGGCAATCAAGCACGCGTTTGGTAAGGTGACCACTGCAATCGTTCCAAAGAAAGTTGTTCCAGTGCGGGACTTCGCTTTGCAAATCGCTGGACGCATTTTGTTTTTGGAATCGAGAGGGGTGAACCTTGACGAGGTCGTTTTTGATGGCGACAACATAAGAGTGGCGAGCGGTAACGAGCCTGCGGAATCAGATCCGCTTGTTGAGGTATTTAGCGATACGGAGGTCGATAAATTTAAATGCAACCTGATAGCATTTGAACCGTGCGATAGGATTGCTTTTGGGAACGAGAAATTGCTTAATGTCCCATCGATAAACGAGGATTTGAAACGATTGCGGGCAGGATTTGACACTGGACCGGCAAGGTAATTTAGATGCCCCAATTTGTCGGCTACGACGTAGTAACGGAGCGTAAGACTTCTCCTGCTTACAACAACCCCGACAAGGTAGTTACGGACCAACTGAACGAACTGGAGCGTATTTCGCGCACCGAGCGCGACAAGCACCTTGGCAAAGACTACTTCGATGACATCAAAGACTTCTACGACCTGCAAACGGTAGGCTCTGGGTTTGTAAACTCGTTCAAGCCGCAGGTGATGATTCCACAGCTTCAAACCTTGGTACTGAACGAAGCCACCGACATCACCGACGCCTCAATCAAGGTCTACATCACAAACGACGGGAAGCGGGACAACGACCGCGAAAAATACTATCAGGCCAACTGGCGGCAGGGCTGCTACAACAACCGTATTCTGGAATCAATTATCTGGGCCATGCTGACGAATCTGGGTTACCTCCAGATAGGGTTTTCCCCGTCGGCAAGGCGCGGCAAGGGGATGACGTGGATAGAGTCCCGCGATCCAGCCACGGTGAATCCTGACCCGTTCTGTAAGTCCGATTCAAACTGGTCATGGACGCAGTGGTGGGACTGGATGTACATCGATGAAGTCCGGAGACGTTGGCCGGACGAGGGCTGGAAGATCAGGCCGAAACTTTATGCCGGCAGTGCAGACCCCTACGGGCAGATTGACACCACGTTAGATTTCCCGGAATACTCCCCACTGAGCAACCAAGGGAACGAGCCGGAGAAGCGCATCTTCCGGGATAACCGGGTTCGGGTCAGAAGCACATTCCTGTTTGACAACACGAGAGAAAAAGTTGAGTCTTACGCTGGTAGTTCTAGTGAAGCTGCTGGTCTGGTTCATCCTCGTTTCGGGTATAAGTACCCGGACGGGCGGTGGCTCGTAGACTGCGATGACGTGGTTTTAGCGGACGGGAACAACTGGTGTCCGCAGTTGCCTGACGATGAGAGAGGCACGTTTCCGCTCGTCAGGGTGGCCGCCATGCCCACGATAGCGAATTTCTGGGGTCCAGCCCCCATAAACCTCTCGCGGAGCCTGCAGAACCTCGGGGAACGTATCTACACCCAGTTGTTCGAGAACATCGTTCGAATCAATAACGGCGTGATCGTGTTTGAGGAGCGTACGGGTTTAGATCCCAACTCAATCGGCTGGCTGCCGGGTGAAGTTCTGGTTATCAAGAATGGTTCTACTCCCCCGGTGGTGACTCCAATTACTCCCATGCCTCAACACATGATTACCGTGCCGGCGTCCCTGTTTGCGCTGCAAAAGGAATTGCAGGGCTTCTCCGAGGCTCGCCAGGGGCAGTCTGGGGGCGGGAACGTGTCGCCTGACCTATTTGACGCTACGCTGTGGCAGAGTCACTACCAGACTAGATTACGCGGGCGACTGCTGGCTGAATCGCTCCAGCGCCTCGCCCAGATTGTGTTCTATACCGACGCGCGGTATAAGAGCATCGCGGACAAAGTTTCCGTTCCCGACAAAGGGGACATGATGCGGGCCGAATGGACTCCGATCGATTCGACGTCGATGGATCAGTACGACGCGCAGTTAGATCCCGGTAGCCTCAAGGTAGTAAGCGCGGGGGCCATGCGCTCGGTCGTCATGGCGCTGAGTAAGACGGGCATGATTCCGACCGAAACGGTACTAGAAACATTTGATATTCCCGAGGCCCAGAAAATAAGCGAAATGAACATTCGCGAGAAGGAACTTTCTGCGATGGCTAAACTAAAGAAACCAAGGTAGTTATATCGATGGAGCAGGAAATCACATGGGTTCCCGTATCGGTCATCGCCGCGGAGTATCAGCGCACCCCGCAGATGATCCGTAACTGGGTGCGCTCGGGATTCATTGTCGAGATAGGTTTTTCGGTGCGCCGCGACATGACCGGCCACTTCATAATCGGGGTGCCAACCTCGGAGTATGAGAAGTTCCAAAATGCAAACAATGCAAAACTAGCAAACCAACCTGTTGTAAACCTCTCGCAAATCTTGTAGTTCTCTGAGTCGTGGACGGCTTCTACCCTGAGATTGTAGGTCACCGCTTCGAGATCCTCCGGCTGGAAAGCATGGGGGAAATGTGGTACGCCCAATTCGCGGTAGATGGCAGGCCATATCCGGCGTTCTTTGAGCCGAAAAGCAATGTGGATGCGATGAAGGAAGACGAATTTTTGGCGTACATGAAGTGTCAATCGCTCACGATGGTGGCACACGTCGAGCAGAAAATGGGGCACGCATGAAGGGTCGAGGATCGAAACTGAAAAGATTTGGGCCGCACAAGATGGCGACGAAGCTCCAGACGAAGCGGAGCGGTGGCCGTGGTGGGCGCATGTCCGGCAAGCGCGGGATGCGGTCCTAGCGAGGTTGTTAAGCAGTAATAGACGCTGATATTGCTCTGGTGCCGCAAGGCGTCCGTGTTCAGCGTCGGAAGGGAGCACACACAATGATCGACCGTTTCGAGTCCCAAGCCCGCAAGGGTGGACGCGGTGGCCGGAAACACAAGCGCCACTAGAAAGAACGCAAGTCAACTGAACTAGGGGCGGTCCACCGGGGTGTACTGCCCTAAGTTCACAGGGGAAAAATGGCAAAGAACATCCCAGGGTTGCACAACGATAGTCCGTTCAACGCGACTCGCGCGGACCGATTCACAACCCTAAGTCCCGCCCAAGAAAGTTTTGAAGGCAACAACCTGGCAGACCCTCCCCCGTTTAATGGTGAAGAACCACCGGACCCGCTAGGGATCTGTCCTGAGAGGGACAAAGTTTTTGGAAAGAAGAGGAGATAAAAATGTATCCAGACCCCTATGGAAAGGCGACAAAAGCTTTACCCGACATACTCGGACCGCTGAACATCGCATCCCAAGGCGACAAGTTGGTTCCCGAAAACGACATGGCAGAAGTAGCTCCGTCGTGGGCCTCCGGCAAAGAGAGCAAAGATCCTCTCGGCGTAGTGATTAAAGGCGGCAAATAGTGGCTGCTGGTCCTGGCGGAATCGGGCAGTTGATTATGTCTGCACTGCAGGCTCGCACTGGAGCTGGCGGTGGACAGCCCGGTCAGACTATGCCGGGGCAAGGTGGCCCTGACCAGCAAGATCCCGGAGCGCAGTATGCGCAGCAGGTAGCATCCCTCAAGGGTGCCGACCCCGGAATGCTTCTCCAGACTATGAAGGCCATGAAGCAGCAATGCGCCGTGCTCATGGTGCAGAACCTTGAACGGCTCCCGAATGTCAGCGGCCAGCTTTCGAAGTTGGTACCCATGTTTGACCGCGTGATTAAGGAGATAAGCCAGGCCCAGAACGTAAATTCAGCAGTACGAAATCCGATCGGCATGGGGGCCGCGATGCCCCCGACTGATTCACCCAACGCAACCGCTCCACCCAACCCCGGAGGGATGTAATGAATCTAGAGCAAGTTTTGCAGGACAAAACAGGCTACGAGGACAGTATTGAGATTGTCATCAAAGGGGAGAAGGTTACCCTTGGCGATTTGCGAACTCTGTCCGCTACTCAGCAACGTCAACTTTCGGACAAAATTTCTGGTGCCGAACGGCGCGAATCCGAAGCGCGAGATGTGGCCCAGAAGGCTGCCACGATGCTGGCCGAACTGAAAACCGCCCATGACGCATTACAGGCGCAGCGCACGACCCCGCCAAGTGAGGACGACTTCGACAAGGAAGAGTTCTGGGGCCCCGTGCGAAAAAGGTTTTCTGATCGTGATGCAAAGATCGATCAGGCCCTCAAGGGGATCGAGGCCCTAACGAACAGCGTGAAGCAGGCCGCTACCATTTGGGCGGAAGATCGCTTCCAGGGCCAGTTTGAAAAGAACGCCTCCCGGTTGAAGAAGGTTGATCAGTACAAAGACTGGGATTACAAGAAAGTCCGCGACTACGCGGCTGAGCACAAGGTTCTCGATGACTACGGGATGCCTTCGGTCGAAAGAGCCATTCTCGAACTGACCAAAGCCAACGACATTGAGACGATCCGCAAGGAAGCCTACGCGGAAGGCCTGAAAGCCGCCAAGACCAAAAATCGCCTCGAAGCTCAACCCCGCCCCTCGTCCGCTACCGGTGGGCGTCAGCCGGCAGACAAGAGCGCCGTTGCTGAAATCGGCCTTGAAGGTTTGGGGGATGACGCAATCAATGATCCCGAACTGATGGAAATGTTTGCCCAGATCCAGAATGGTGGAGAAGTTCAATGAAAAACGTATCGAGTTTCTTGTCAGGCACGATCGATAAGGCCCTGCTCGCTAACGGCGTGCAGTTGACCGGCAAAGAACTAACTCCGGTTTCAAGGCAGGTTGCGGAGTACGTCTACCTGAACGAGGAAGCATTCAATAAGGCGTTTGCAGAGGACAAGAAAGTGCGCGCCGAAGTGGATGCCGCCGAAGCACAAGCGGAGAGAGAACGCGCCGAGGCCGCGGGAGAGCCGGTTAAGGAAGCGCCTGCAAATTTGCAGCCAGCTCCGGCGCAAGGTGGCAAAAGCTGGTGGTGGAGACAGCAGCAGGCCCGAGCTGTGACGGCAGAAGATCAGGCGGGTGAAAAGGTTTAGTAAGAGGGAGAAAATCACTCCCTAAGGAGACGGTATGTTTTCAGTTATTCGATGGCTGGCGAGTTTCTGGATTAGGCAGATTCTAAACGCCATAGCACCGACCATTGGCGTCGTGGGTACTGGAATCTACTCGCCACCTGCGTTGATGCAGAACACGCTCGACGCTTTGACCCAGAAGAAAATCGCACCATATCTCGCGGACATCGTGAACAAGCCATCTCCGACGCATTGGGCCTTGCAGCGGTCGGGGAAGCATGTTACGGGTGGAGCTTTGATCTTTCCGCTGTTGACGGCAGAGGACCCCGCGGGCGGAGCGTTCTGGGGTGACCAGAATTTGAACACGTCGGTATTTGATCCGGTGATTCCGGCTGAGCAACAGTGGCGGTTTTACTATCAGAACATAGCCATTGCGACGACCGACATCATTCTCGGATCTGGCGGGGCGTCTGCAGTAGACATCGTGAAGGCGAAGATGCAAATCGGGGCGGCATCATTGCTGCCGAAATTGGCCAGAGCGAACTGGGGCATTTACCCACAGAATACGTCGATTGACATCGACAACATCCCGAACTGGATTGGGGTTCAGGGGAACACCATCGCTGGCGTCAACCGGTCTACGGTGACGGCTTGGAATCCTGGCGCCGCTGTATCGAACGGCTCAGGAGCTTTGACTATTCCGAACTTTGAACAAGCGTATCAGTCGGTAACCTTTGGCTATGACGAGCCGGACACGCTGTTCCTGAACAACTACGACTACGGACGATTCAAGACTCAGTTCATCAATGCCGGCGCGGCGCCGGGGTCTGTGGTTCGAATGAATGACAACATCACAGACAAGGAGCCCGCTCAGCTTGGTCTGCGGTATCACTTCCGCGTGGATAACGCGGTGATTTTGGCCGATCAGTACATCACGGCGGGAACCGGATGGCTGTGGAACTCAAAGTACATGTGGATGAACTACCACAAGAACGGTTACTACGTGGTTCGTCCATGGCTGATGTCGAGTTCTCAGGAAGTGATTGCCAGCCGCATTGTGGTGGCAGAACAGTTGACGAATGTGCGGCCGTTGAGCGCTTGCACGATTACGAACTTAACCTAAGGAGCAGGTATGGCGTTTAAAAATCGGCTTTTGAGTATGGTCAACGGGCCTGGAGTTCCACTCCAGAACGATGCGCTGTTCCTCTCGGTGGGCAATGCGCTGACGACGACCAACACGACTTCTTTGACCGGATTGACTCCAACGATTTCGAAGGGGTTGATTCGGTGCAAGGTGTATCAGGGCTTATCGTCTCCGACGCTGGCGACTTTGGCGCTAATCGTTTCTGACGGAACGACCTTCGTGGAAGTCTTTGACTTCGCTCCGGGAACTGCTATCCCTCTATCCGCGACTCCTGCGGGTACGCAACTGGCAACCAATGGCGCCATGGCTTCGGCTTCGGCTATTTTGACCTCTGCGAGCGCACCGTTTACGCCTGCAATGGTGGGTTTGTCGATCGCCGTGTCTGCGGCTGGCAACACTGGTGGAACCCTGCCGCTGTACACCACGATTGCCAGTTACCAGAGTTCAACTCAAGTGACTTTGGCGACGGCTACTCTGCAAACGGGTGGAACTTCCGGAGCCACGGTGACCTTGACCGGTCAATATTCGAACGGTGGCTCAGACTCGGCAGTTGGCGGGGTGGACTTCGTGGTTCCGTTCGAAGTTGATATTAACGTTTCCCGGTTGGATGTGGTCACGACTGGCGCGGGTACGTCGCTGCTGGATGTCGAGATCAGTGGAACTAGCTAGATTTTTGGTTGCCCTTGGGTATGGACTTGGGTGGCTGTTGGCTTCGGCCAGAAGCCACCCATTTTTGTTAGGAGCGAAAATTGCCAACCGTAGGCGATATCCTATTTGCGGTAAGAGCAAAAATACCAGATTTGCCTCCGACGCTTCCCGCGCCCACGGGAGCGGGCAATATTGCGGTTTCCTCGATTCAGTTCCCAATTGAGTTTCCACTGGTGTTTAACATAACGACGGTGAATAACTATACGCCGACGATTGGACAAGTTCTAGCCTACGTAGCGGGATCAGATTCAGCATTCAACGGCAATTACACGGTCACCCAGATTATTTCCGGAAACGAGTTTGCTTGCACGCGCTCGGCGCCGTATCCGTCGCACCATACCTGCACAGGCGGGACGCTCGGAACAAGCCAGATTGTGACACTGTACACGGGTTCCTCTACGCTGCCGGCGGGGACGTACTACGTCGTCGTGACACAGCGGAATCCCTGGGGAGAGACTTTATCCTCGGAGGAAGATGGCCCTATTGCGGTTTCGACGGGGCAAGGTTTGACCGTCAATTCAGCACTACTCCCCGGAGCTACGACGATCCGGGCCTACCTGACGCTTCCCGGCGGGCAGAGTGGCTCAGAAATTCAGTACATTGAATCAGTTGCGACTCCGTTCAATATCATAGCGCCATTGACTGGGTTTGGAACTCCACCGACGCGTAGCACGGCGTACTTGATGGATTCAGACGGGCCACAGTTTGGGGCCTCTACGCTCTATCAGTGGCTCAACGAAGCGTTAAACAAGCTCGCTAGGGCTGTAGGAGGCTTACAGGACTACTCTGGCGTTCCCACGGTAGCAGGACAGCCGCTATATGTTCTTCCTGGAATGTGGGGTGAGATTTCAGACGTTTGGTATGGCGGATATTGGGTTCAAGGTGGAAAGCGGGCGGAATTCTTTCGGCGGAATAACATCAATTCGTCGGTTCTGAGCAAAGTCACAATCTCAGTGATGTCCGACAAGCAGGTGCTAGAAGTTTACCCGCAGCCGGATCGCAATGCAGGGGTCACAGCCACGAGCGCCCCCATGCTCGCTACAGATACCGCGGTAAATGTGGTCAATCCAGGGGTGTTCTACCTGCCCTTCGGCTTCTGCCAGATTGGAAATGAAGTTTGCGCCTACGCGACGACGGCCCTAACAGGTCTAATCCGCGGTTTGGGGTCAACGGTAGCTACGGCGTGGCCAGAGGGAACCACGGTGACGGAGTTGAGCCTATTCTGGTGCGGGAAGCGGTTAGTGCTCATTCCCTACCAGCCAGGGCAGTCGTTGATGAATCTTGCCGCTCCGCAGGGTTGGGTTGCGATCCTGCCAAATTACATGCTCGCGCAGGCGAAGAAAGCAGAGTTGGACTTGGAATCGGCCAAGACTTTGGAGGACGCGTTTTTCAAAGAAGCGAATGAATGGATGTTGGCTAATAAGCCAGTGCCTCGGTTTGTGCAGGTGGGTGGCGGAAGGGGCACACTTGCCTTCGATGTCGTATTGGACAATGGAGTGATCGTCCCGTAGCCGATTAGGGTAGGAGCATATATATGCCGGAATTTACAAGGCCAGGATTACTGACGGACAGGGAAACAGTCCCTCGTTCCTTGTCTCGCCCTCGAACTTCTCCCGGACAAGGATATGCGATGGGAACGATGTTAGATTCGGCTATGACAAACGCTCGCCGGGGGTCTACCAGGAAATCTTCTCGGAGAAAAGGGAGAGGAGGTAAGCGTAAGTAATGGGTGTTAAGCCATCTACGTTCGGCGCCTTCGTAAAAGGCTGTGACGCCTCGACGGGAAGATTAATCCAGCCGAAGGGCTCGGTCCCTCGCGCGTCGAATCTGCTCATGTCAAAAAGAGGATCGCTCCGCACTTGCGATGGTACCGACATAATCGACGCCTACAACGGCGTACCTACTTCCGGCCGCGGTCGCGCCATGGCTGAGTTCTTCTTTGCCCCTACTGGAGTTGCTGGCTACTACCTCCGGATCATGCAAGCTCTGGACCAGCATCTTGGGGCGCCCCGAAATCTCGCGGTGTCAGTCGTCAGTGGCGGTTCGCTGGTGTCAGAAACCTACTACTGGGTGGTCACGGCGATTGACGGGGCCGGGGGTGAAACAGTCATCTCCAATGAAGTTTCTGCGACGGTCAGCGGGGGAGAAACGGCCGACTTGACTTGGAACGTTGTACCGAATGCCTTTGGCTACAACGTGTATCGCGGGACGACTCCGGGAGGAGAAGTTTTACTCGGCGGCCCGGGCTTGCCTGCTTCGTCCAACTCGTATCAGGACAACGGCTCGGCTTCTCCGAGTGGTGGGACCTATGCCGTTGTGACCCTGCAGGCGACGTTTGAGGGGTTTGCGACGGTCACACTGACGACTCCGGTCAACAATGGTTTTATCGGCCAAGCAGGGGTGTACACGGCGGGCTCGAATGCGAGCTTCAATGGAAGCTATGAAATCGTCAATCAGACTGCTCCGACGGTGATTACCATCAAGGGAGGCACACAGACCGAACCAGCATTTTCCGATGGTGGAACGTTTGCCATCGGTGTGGCGATTACCCCTCCTGACACCGACACGACGCAGCAGACAGCCTTATACGCCATGCCAGCGCCAATAGAGGGCGTTACCTACACCGACGAGAATATCGTTGCCCTGTTTCCCGCGGCTCAGGCTGGCGGGACCTTACAGCAAGGCTACAGCCCGTCTGGTGGGGTCATAGGTGCGGTAGGACTCCAGCCCCAGATGGCTCAGTTTACAAATCAGGCTGTGTTGGCCCTCGGGAACGGATTCGCTCCACAGGTCTACTCCGATCCGAATGGAACACTGACGAATCCGGCAACTATTGTGCCGATTTCTGCGATCAGCGTGGATGCGAATGGGGTGGTCACGGTGACGACCTCGAGCCCGAACAATATCAACCCGACCGTGAATTCTTTCCCATCGTGGCAGAAGGACACGGCTTACAGTGTTGGAGACACGATTGTTCCGATTCCCGAAAACGGCTATTATTACACGGCCACGCGAGCGGGCACGAGCGGTTCAACGCAACCAATTTGGCCAACCACGATCGGGCAGAGCGTGGACGACGGCGGTTCCCTGTTTACCTCAGTGCTCTGGGACTGTGCCGGTCTGGTTTCGATCATTAACGCGCAGCAAGGCCTGGGAGCGAATGTTTACATCTCGGGGGTAGCAGACCCTGTTTATAATACAAACGGTTTTGGCGCGAGTGCCTTCACGACTATTTCGGTTCCGAGTGCAACTGAAGTGCAGATTGTGAATCCGCACGCGATTGGACAACCCCCGTCCAGCGGTGGGTTTATGACGGTGACGACCATTCCTATCGTTTCCACATTCCTGCCGTCCTTTCCGGTGTGGACTACGGCTGTTTCCTACGCGGTTAACTCGGTGATTGAGCCCACGGTATCGAATGGGTACTATTACACCGCAACAACTTCGGGAATCAGCGGCGGGACACAGCCTACCTTCCCGACAACCATCGGCGCCACGGTCACAGATGGCACGATCATATGGAAGAATTCAGGGACGTTGCTCAGTGCAGCTCCTCCCCCGCCTGGGTGTGGTCATCTTGCGGTCTATTCCGGGTCACTCTGGATGTTCAATACTTGGGTCACGAATACGGGCCCAAGTACGAACACGGGCACAGGTGCAACGCCGATCGCGCCTAATACTTCGACCGGATTGGACGGCCCATGCAGTCTGCGAATGTCGGACGTGAACAACCTGCAGTCATGGAACCCAGTCAATCAGGCGTTCCTTGACAAAGATGACGGCACGGAGGGCATGGGTTTAGGTTCGTTCACGATCGCCGCGCAGGGCATCCCGCCAGAGGGTAGCCTGTGCGCCTTTAAGAGACGTGCGGTTTATCAGATTGTTGGAGTTTTCGGTGCTTCCAACTTCCTGATTCAGCGCGTACAGAGCGATATGGGGATATTGTCTCCCCGGACACTCCAGTTCGTTCCCGGCTTCGGACTGATGCGGCTGACCTACATCGGCATTGGCGTGTTCGACGGGGTAAATGACCGCATTGTGAGCACGCAAGTTCAGCCCTACCTGATCGGTTCGAACGATCCGGACACGGCCGACATCGTTCCGATGGACCCGGAGTGGCAGACGGTATGCCAGTCGGCTCTAGTGGCTAATCCTCCGATGTACGTGACGGCCATCCCGATTGCCTCGACGCCGGGAGGTTCTGACGGGATGCTGACCAGAATCATGTGTTTCGATATGGTGCTCAAGGCGTGGGCCATTGTGGACCTTCCGTTTCCAATTTCTACGATGTTCGGGGTGGTGACATTCTCCACTATCGCCGCGACGGTTATGGGCTCGTTTAGCGATGGTACCTTACAGCAGTGGCAGAACGAGGATTTAACTTGGGCGACCTCCTCGAGCGGCTCTAGTATTCCGGGGCAGATCGCGTGGGCGATGCAGAGCCCGACGACAGCAAGCAAGGACGCTTCGGGTCGCTTCTATCTCCGTCGGACGGTAGTTTTGGGCCAGCAAGATCCGAACGCTCCATCGACCATGACCATCCGGACTCGGAACGGTGGAGTGGTGTTTGCTACCCAGAATCTACCGATGCCAAACTCGGGTGATATTCAGGTGCAGGCGGCGGCGGGCTCGACGGGACGACGTTTCGATGCGATTATCTCGGGGTTAGGCAGGATCACGATCGACAGTATCGAATTTCAAATCGAGCCTCGGCCAAGTGGGGTTATGGCGGGAGCTATAAGCTAGTGATTACAGAGACGCAAGACTTCGATGTGATGCAGTTTTTAGCACCAAAGGATGAGGCTCGCCTGCTTGGTCCGGATGAGGAAATCCCCGCTGAACTGGAAGCAGGGTTCGATCAACTCGGAAAGTTAGATCGAAACTGGGTCTGGGTTGTGCAGTCGGATTGGAAGATTAAGGGGGTGTTGCTTGCATCGCCATGTCACGGGTCTGCGTTCGTCTGGAGGATATGTTTGGATCCATCGCTTTCTAATGTCGCCGTTATACGCCTTTTAAGGCGATTCCTGAGCGATATAAGAGCGCGGGGACTGGTAGGGTACATGACGATCATCGACCCCGCCAAGGCCCTGCAAGCGCGTCTAAAACACATCATCGTGAAAGCAGGCGGTCAGTCGTTCGGGAATTATGAGATGTTGGTGTCTCCAACGCCGCGGGAGGGGCTGTAAGTGCCAGCAATCGCCGGGATTATCCCACTGATAACCGCTTCTCTGGCCGCAGTCGGCACCGGTGTGTCGATTGACGAGGCTCTGAACGCTCCGAGCGCCCCAAAGATTAGCACTACGCCCACGCCTTTGACTTCAACGCAGAATGCAGGGCAGGCAGCGGCGGTCAGCCAGCAACTACCGACGCTCCAAACTTTGACAGGCGGTTCGTTGTCGCCAGAGTATTACAGCCAGTTCGGTGGACAGGCGGCGGGAGTAGCGAATAACCCGCAGGCGACTGGTAATATCCAGTCTGCAATCAATCAGTTGTTCGGGTTTTCCTCTCCCGGCCAGACTGGCTTAACGCCTGCGACTTCGACGGGAACAACTCCGGCGACACAGGGCGGTGGAAGTGGGTTACCGGGGATATTGGACTTGCTGCAGAAGCCGAGTGGCGGGAGTTCCCCATTCGGCGGCGGTGGCCCGGCATGGCTATCGCAGGCATTGAACAACAATCCCTATCAGGGACTACAGGCATAGCTTATGGATGGACTTGGAGCAATTGTACCTTTACTCAGCGGCGGGGCGGCGGTAGCCGGAACCGGTGGGAATATTTTGGAAGACGTCAAGAAAAACGACTACCAGAATTTTATTCTCAATCTGGTTAAAAATCCGACCGCTTTTGCCGCGTTGATTTCCAAACTCCAGCAACCGTTGAACGCTGGCCTAACGCAATCAGTGGGGAATCAGGTGCAGGGACAGATGGCAGAACGCGGGCTGTCGCAGGCCCCCGGTATCTTCGCTGGTGCGGAGTCTCAAGCCCTCGCTCCGTTCTATCAGCAGAACCAGAGCACGGCCACAAACGCTCTTTTACAAGCTCTTGGTTTGCCCGCGGGTACGTTTGGTCAGCCAGTTAATACGACTGGGGCGTGGCAGGGCTTGTTCAAGGGCTTACCGCCGCAGAGCAGTGGCAATTGGAGTGGACAGTTTAGCGACCCGGCGCTCGGCGGGATTCAGTACATGCCGGGTGGCTACGGCGGGGCAGTTGGGCCTGATCCGGCAGCACCGACCTATGATCCTTCGTGGGGGAGTTAACAAATGGCGTGGCTCACTTCGATACTCCAAAACGTCGGGCGAACAGGGAGCGATATTTCCGACGCCAAGAGTGCAAATTTGCAGGAGAAGCAAAGGACACAACAGTTCCAGACTCAACAAAAGGAACTGCAGCAGCGCTTCCAGCAGAACGCGGCTCCCACGGTGGTGCATACCTATCGCGCCTCAGACGGGAAACTGCATAACCTCGTTCGGAACCCGATGGACGGGAAGATTACGGATCAGGTAGCAGAAGGGGCGGCGCAGGAACTCACTCCCGGCCAGCAGAAGATCAAAGACGCGGAAGTAGCGCTCGGGCGCCCGCTAAGCGACAAAGAAAAAGAGATTCTCACGGGAATCATTCCCAAGCCTTCCGCCTCGCAGGACTTGTCGGACAAGTGGACCGAGGCAACGAAGATCGGCCAGCAGCAGTTCCCGAATGACCCGCAGAAGGCGATGGAGTTTGCCCGCTCGCTCATGCCGGGAGGGGCGTCGGTCAATCAGATGGTCTTTCCGCAGTTGAAGAAAACGACTGGCCTCGACCCGATCATTACGGCTCAGATTGGCAAGCCTCCGGATCCGTCGATCTACCCCAAGGGCGAAGATGACCCGATTTACAAGGCCAAGGCGAAGCAGTGGGGCGTGGAGGCCGAAAACATCAAGAATCGCATGGTAGAGGCTCGAGGGATGGGCTACAACATGACCCGAATCGGGGCCTACGTCGATGACGATGGAAATCTAATAACCACGACCGGCGGTACTGCCATGGCGAAAGGCTATACGCCGGCAGCTCCCACGTTTCAGTTGATGTCAAAGAACGCTCAGTTTCAGGAAATGGAGAATGCTTCCGGTAAACTTCGCGGAGCAATCGAAGCCTTGCAGCCGGGAGACGCTTTCACTCCCGATCAAGTGGCGAAACTATCACTGGCTTCGCGTGCGCCTGACGAGGGGGCATTCCACGCGATTATCAGTAATATGGCTTCCGGCACAACGAACGAGCGCCAACAAGACTATCTGATTTGGCTTGGCCAGATGGGGGAGCGCATCTTGTCGCTGCGAAACATCGCTGGCATGGGCCAAGGCGCGCAAGATCTACGCGCGGCGATTCAAGCTACGTTGCCGAATCTATCGTCTGGCTCGAAGGAATTTGCGCTGAAACGTCTGGATGCGGTGGATAACCAAATAAATCTGCTGCAGAAAGGTATCGGGAAACTGAAGAACAATCCGGCCACGAATGGTGCGGGACAGCTGCCTCCGGGTGCAAAGATTATCAAGTGGGACGACGTGAAACCAAATGCCTGACCGCTACGTGCAATTACCGAACGGATCCTACCTTCAGTGGCCAGAAGGTGTCAGTGCAGCCACGTTCAAAGCTAAGGCGACGAAGCTCATGGGCCCGTCGTTGCCAGTTTCGACGCGCAAGGCAGCGGATTTACCGTTGCCGACTGCTCAACCTCCAAAGCCGTTTATGAGTCGCCTGTCCGACTATGTTAGTCAAATCGCGCAGTCAACCGCCAAGACTCCCGGCTCGGTGATAGATAGTGCCCGGAACTACTACAAAGAAGGCGAGCAGCAGGGCGGTTTTACTGGTGGAATGAGGATGGCGGAAGCTCCTATCATGGCCGAAGGTGACGCTATTACCGGGATGCTCAAATCTGTGCTCGGCGTTACTGCGCCAGGTATTGCCTATCGCGTATCGAAGAATGAAGATCCCGCCAAGATTGCAGCGGACGCCGGTACGTTCCTTGGCGGCTACATGGCGGGAGGTCCGAAGGAAGCAACAGCGGGTGAAGGTTTGTCGGTAGGGGATGCAGCCAAGCAGATCACTGATGCGGTAAACCCAGCTCCGAAAGAAATGGCAGCGTTTCAACGGAGCGTCAGTCAGCATCTTGACAAGATCACCACATTCGCCAAGCAAAACGGCATTGACATTGGTTCAATCGGTGGCTTATCGGAGGCGATGAAGGGTGCCGGGAACTGGATCAGGACTCACTACTACAACGAGATTCTTGGACCCGTTAAAGATCGGCCGGTTTCCATCGCCGGAACGATTCCGGGATATTCGGGCGAAACAGCCTCACCATCGACCGCCACGTTGGGCCAGTTGGACGCTCGCTTGTCGCAGATTAATGCGGAACTCAACCCGAAGTATTCCAAGGGCGGGATTGCTGGGCAGGCGGCGGTCAAGTCTGCCACGGAACTGAACGCAGAAGCGGCGGGAATCAGGAAACAGCTTTACGATGCAGTCGGTAAAGCCACTGGCCTGACTCCGGAACAGGTAGCGCAGACTCGCGGGGCATTCGGATCGCTCGACTCGCTGGCCGAGAAAACTGCAACGGCGGCGGCAAAAGAGAGATTCGCGGCGAACAAGACTGCTCGGGCTCCGCTCACAGTCAATCCTTTCGGAGACAGCGGGAAGCAGTTTATTGCGGACAAGGCGGTAAATGCGGTGCGCGGCGATGTGGTGGGCAAGGGACTAAAGACGGCGCTCGGCAAGGTTAAAGTCAAGCCTTACGAATTACCAGCGGCCAAGCCCACGTCAGTCACTGCGAGGATCCGCACTCCATTGCGCGGGGAATCTGGCATTAAGACGAACATTGAAACACCAGGTCCCGCGGAGCGTGCCGCGGTTCCAGAAAAACTAGACGCTCGCAGAACACTGAATGAAGTGACCCGAAAGAAAGCAGAACTCGACAGGGCGAATGCGGAACTGCAAAGGACAATTAAGAGTTCTCGGCATCCATTTTGGCAAGATCCAAGAGGTTCATTTGAGAAGGGAGATCAGTAAATGGCGAAGAAGAAGAAACGCTCACCAGTTTCGATGAAGATCGGCAAGTTGATCAAGGAAGGCAAGGAACCCAAGGCCGCTGAGGGCGAGGCATTTGGAATGCAGCGCGAGGGCAGGCTGACAAAACGCGGCGGTTACAGACGGACTCGCGGGAAGAAGAGGAAGTAATGGCCAAAAAGAAACGTGGCGCAAAAGCATTATTCCTCAAGAACGTGAAACGGATTGCCGCCTACGACAATCGCGGCAGAGGGAAAACGAGGTCATAAATGGTTGTAAGTCTGCAGGTAACAATCACAACTACGGGCGTAGCTCAGCAGATCAGTACGGCCCAGACCCAGGTTCGTTTCATCGATTTTCAGAATAACGCTGCCGCTGCAATGCGGATCGGTGACTCGACAGTGAGCGCAACCAAAGGACATACCCTTGCGGCTACGGGAGGGGATTTCCCGGTCCACACAGGGGATGTGTATTTTTCCTACCTCAGCGATTGGTGGGTCGAAGGCACATCTGGTCAGTTGCTCGACGTGACGTACATAACGTAATGAAAAAGTGGATCGCCATCTCGTTGCTGTTCCTTGCAAGCATGGCCTTCGGGCAGTCCGTGGTTATCACGGGCACGGTTTTGAGCCCATCCGGGCAGCCTTACAGCAACGGCAACGGGAAGGCTCAACTACAGCCAAGTAACGTACAGTGGTTGTTCGGAAATTCGCCTGTTCCTAGTCCCATAACGATCGCAAGCCTGGATTCATTCGGCCGTTTCAGCGTTACCCTAACCAGTACGGCCGTAATCCAGCCACAGTCCCAAGGACCAACATGGCAGTTTAGCTTCTGCAGTCAGGTCTACGCCTCACAGACACAGCCTGTTTGCTTCACGATGACCCCGATGGCTCTAACGACATCGCAGGACATTAGCACGCAGATTCAGGCGCAGTCGGCACCATTGCCTTCGTCTGGTGGGGGGATTACGAGCTTAGGGCTTAGCGTCCCTCAAGGTTTGAGCGTGTCTCCGTCCAGCCTCTCAGCGCCGGGTACGTTTGCGATCACTTGGAACGGAACTCCAATCCCAAACTCTGCCATTCCTGCCCCAACCGCCTCAGCGCTTGGCGGGGTGGAATCGATCACCTGCACGAATCAGTTCTTGAGTGCCATTTCCACCTTGGGAGTGCCACTTTGCACTACACCGTCGTTCGTGTCGCTAACCACCACAGGAACGGCTGGAGCAGCGACTCTTTCCGGGGGTGTCCTGAACATCCCCCAGTACACAAGTAGCGGCGGCGTTGTCTCCTCCACTGCGCCATTTCAAGCTCTGTACAGCGGCACGCCCGGCAGTACGGTAACGACGGTTAGTGGCCAGCAGAAGCCCATCTATGACGTCCGAGATTACGGCCTCGCTTGCAACGGCTCAACAAACGACACAGCGGCAATGGTTGCGCTCCGTACAGCGAACACACAAAATGCGGCAGTAGCGATTCCGGTTGACGCGACCCACCCGGGCCCCTGTGAACTTGGCGGCATCAATCTTCCGTTCGCGCTGGATTTCTCAGGCGGCGGCGCGATTGGAGTGATTGCCAACCCAGCTACTCCCGGCAACGGTGCTTTGGTGCAGGCGAGTCCTGGCACCGCGTACACCGGAAATAGTTGCACGGCAACTTTAAACTCGGCTCCGACCGCAGGCAATGCGGTCTTGATGGAAATTATCTATGAATTTGGTTCGGGCACGGTTCCAAATCTTCCCACGGACTCTGCCAACGACTCCTTCAATGTGCTGTTGCAATCGAACCTTAGTTTCGAATCTAACTCTACGTCGTGGGCTGCGGCTGCAGTGGCAGGGGGGAGCGCGAGTCAAGCGATCACAGTCACGCTCGCTGGTGCTTCCACGCACGGTGTTTGCTTCGCACAGGAAGTTTCCGGAGAAGGCACTGGAATCGCAGTCGATCCAGGCAGCACCTTTACATATGCTAGTGGCTCGTCGCCCTACAGTGGACCGTACAGCGTCACGGCGACCTTAGAGCCCGGTGACTTCGTTCTAGCCTACGGCGGGCAAGGCACAAATAACACGACATGCACCCAGGGCAGCGGATTTACTCAACCGTCCAGCACCGAGGGAAATGTCAATGGAATGTGTTTGCAGTACCAAGCGGATTCCTCCGCGGGCTCGGTAACCGCGACACAGACCACATCTCCCAACTCCTTCAGTGATTACTGGGTCTACAATATCGTCGGAATTCGGCCAGGAACTTCCGTCGTCCATCCACAAGCAGGAATCATCGATCCGGACCTGCATCAGGTTTTCGTGAACGCTACTGGTGCGAATGGCGCAATCAGTTTCTTTCACAACTTAGCCCTGAGTAGGGTCTATCCGGAATGGTGGGGCGGGTCCCCGCCTGTTTCGGCAGCAACCAATACTCCTGCTATCCAAGCGGCCATCAATGCGTCGTTCAATAACGGCGGACCGGCCTATAACAAAGTTCTCGACCTCGGCCGCGGCATTTACAACATCAACGCCGAAACCCAGTGGTACACGGTCGAAGGCAACGCGGGTGCGCGCTTTCAAGTAGACTGCGCGCCAGCCGGCGGAATCAACCAGACAACCGCAAATCTTCGTCTGATGGACTCGCAAGGTATGGACTACGGGCGATTTGATAACTGCTCGTGGAGTTCTTCGGCAACCGACACACAGGCCACGGCCCTGCTTGATATCGACTGGAACGGCACGACGACGCCGAACAGTCAGAAACCGCAGTTTCTGGACTTCTACTCAAACACGTTCGGCGGGAACAAACTCCGAGCAATCGGCGTCCTTGGAGCGAAAAGCGGCGGATCGGCACAGTTCTCAAACATCAACTTCTACGACCCGGAATTCATTGGCTTTACGCAGGCGGCTTACCAGATCGGAACACCGACAGTTCTCGCGGATAACGCGATTGAGAACTTCATCTGGGGCGGTGACATGCAGGGGAATAATGACTACGGGGCAGCCGTTTATGGCGGCAACATCGAAATCATTGGCACCAGCATGGAGAATGGGTTTTCAGCCACCACGAATGAAGGAGCGCAGACTGGTTACGACATGTACTGTGCTCAGAACCAAGGCAACTGCATCATGGAGTATGTCCGCTCTGAAAGTATGCACTTAGCGGCCTGCACAACCTGCATCATCAAGCACAGTTATACAACCGATCAAGGAGTATTCCCAGTTCCAGGTGGAACTCAGCCAGTAGGCACGATTGTAGATGGACACAACGAAGCAAATGCTTGGGACGGACGATATTATATCGTCACAGCAGACAACGGAGCGTTCGGAGGAGTTGGAAGCACAAGCACGCCGGTCATCGCATCAGGTGGGAGTGGGACGACCATCGTAGACACTAACGAAAATGTGGCAGGTTCGGTCACTACAAAAATTTCGCTCGCGGGAGAGACAGTTACCCAGACTGGAACTGGATCAACCGCAACTCTATTGAATGTTCCTGCCTCTATCGGTACGGTTGCTGGATCACTCGGCATAACTCTTTGCACTGGTTTGGAAACAATGACGCAATCGAGCAGTGGAGTAACAGGCGTTTTGCAATTCCCGACGCCAAACAATACTGGCACTCCGTTGACGATGAATAATTTCAGCGGTACGGCACTGGGAACGTCAGGCTTAACGTGGACTGGAGGGACCAGTGGTTGCGTTTGGACTCAAACTTCAGGCCCAACATTCTCCGCAACTACGATGGTGATTACGGCAGCAACGGGATCACCAAATTCCTCTGGGGCGTGGACTGGAGGAACTAGTGGATTTACTTTCACTCCGACAGCGGTTCCAGTTGCGATTGCGGCATGGACGACCAATCAGTTTGTTGGCATGGTGGTGGCTGTTGTTGGAGGAACGAACGCAGGCTGCAACGGAGTTGTGACCGCGAACTCCGCCCAGACGATTACTCTCAGTGCGGGATGGACCACGCAGTATTCATTGCTTAATTGTTCTTCTCCGGCCCTCAGCAGCACATTCATCGTTGAGCCGAACTGGGGAAGTGCAGGCACATTATATTCGTGTGCAACGGGCGCAACTTCTGCCTGCGCTGGAAGTGGTATGACGTTCGCTTTGGTAACTGGAGATGGAATTGGAACCTGCAATGGATGCTCCAGCAACACAGTTCAAGCTGAAGATGTCAGCGTTCCAGGTTTACTCTGGAGGATTTCACCTTCCAGTGGAACACACCTTAAAAACGTTGTGGTTACCATGTCAAATTGGCTCGACACTACAGGCATAGGTGATCCACAGCAATGTTGCGCTCTCGACCGAGATTGGGACGTGCGAAGGTCTGAAACAATTGGCCTCCCTCTAGTGGGAGGGAACCTAGCAGGAACTTACTACCAAACATGGTCTCTACCTTCGACCGGGGGCATCCCAGCCACGGCTGCATTGCAAGAGAATCTAGGGACTAAACAGCTTACCTTTACAACTGGGATCGTTGGAAATATCGCCAACACTGGGTCCAATGATGTGTGGGTAGGAGGTCGAAGTGATCCAAATTGCGGTACAGACATTACCCGCTGCCATCTTGAAGTAAGTCCTAGTATTGGTCCCGCCGCCCCTTACGGGAAACTGAATGCCAATGGATCACCTTTCACGTTTGTCGCGGGACTTTCGACGGGGACAGGGACGCCCGGATCTTTTCAGTGGTACTGCGGAGCCACCGGCTCATCGGGAAGTGTTCCTAACGGCGGAGGGAGCAGTCCGTCGTACTGCATGACGCTAGGCACGAGCGGGCTTCTCCTTGGCGCTCCTACAGGCGGCGGGGAAGGTGCAGGAACACTGAACGCGACGGGCCTGTATGTCAACGGTGTCGCGGTGGGTGGCGGGTTCACGGCAGGCGGCGACCTATCAGGCACGTCTACCTCCCAAGAGGTTGTCGGGGTGCTGTCTCACGCTCTGCCGTCTATTGCAACGGGTTTCTTGAACTGGACTGGATCGGCATGGGCATTTTCTAGCCAGTACATTTCGTCTTTGACGACAACCGGTACCAGTGGACCAGCTACAGTATCGGGCGGCGTTCTGAATATCCCACAATATGCAGGCGGTGGTGGAACCGGTTCTCAGTACCAATCCGCCTACTTCTCGAATACGAACACCGTGGGAGCCTTCGGACCGGGAATCACTGGTCAGGTAGCCACAAGCCAAGGCGCGAGCTCTGCGCCCGCCTATACGTCACAGGGGCTAGGTTTAGGCAATGGTGGGAGTCCGGTCACCGCATCAACCTACCTGGTGAAGTGTGACAGTGGAACAACGATCTTGGATCGGGGAACGGTCCTAGTCTTCCAGTCGGGCGCTTCCGCAATCACCGTGCCGGATACGGGCAATACTGGGTGCGGAGCCGGATTCGCCTTCAAGATTATTGACGATGCTGCGGGAACAATCACGATCAGCCGTCAAACGTCATCCACGATCAACATAGCAAACGGGACGACGAATTCTGACGGCCAGACAAGTTTCACGATGGGAAATGGTGCATTTGCAACATTCAGCGCGGACGGATCAGGTCACTACTGGGTTACGCTGACGCAATAGGGAGGCTTATGAAACGGATTATTTTGGTGCTTTTAGTGGCGGCCTGCTTCGGACAGAACGGTCTGCATGACTTCGCGCCTTCACTCGGCAGGGGGCTCAACGTCAACGTCGTTGGTGGGGTGGCGGCGATCAGCACCGTTCCAACGGCCATCGCAGGGACTTCCGTAGGAGTCGCGGCGAATACCACAACCTACATCTATGTGGACCTGTCCGCGGCGATCATTTCGTCAAACACCAGCGGTTTTACCTCGACGGAATACCCCGTGGCCACGGTGGTGACTAATTCTACCCAGATTGTGACGTTGACGGATGATCGGCCGGGGGCCTATGCGGTGTCAGGCGGTGGGGGGAGCGGTACGGTTTCGTCTGTCTCTAACTCGGACGGAACCTTAACCATTACCCCCACGACAGGGGCCGTGATTGCTGCATTGGCCTTGGCTCATGCGAACACTTGGACGGGACAGCAAACCTTTGTCGCTCCGATTTTAGGCACTCCTGCGTCCGGGATCATCACCAACCTGACCGGTACCTGTACGAGTTGCACGTCGAATCTGGCCGTCAACATCAGTACAAACGGTACAGCAAACCAGGTTTGGGGCATGAACTCTGGTGCGACTGCGCAGGGATGGCAGACGGTGAGCGCAGCCGGCGCTAATACGTCACTCTCGAACCTCGTTTCCCCCGTCGCCAATGTGCCGATCGGACTGCCGGCCGGCACCATTTCAGCGCCATCAATCTTCGATTCCACCGATGTGTCGACGGGAATTTACTTCGACGGGCAGGGCAGCGGGAGCATCGACTTCGTTCTGCATGGCGTCGAGTATTTGCAAATGGCGACGACGACCCATGGAGCATTTCAGATCCGTTCGCCCATCTGCGACTACGTCACATCGACTGGCTGCTGGACGTTCGCCAGCTCTGGCCTCACCGCGTCGGTGCCGGTTCTTCTCGCTGGATCTAGCAGCGGCACATTCGAGCTCAGCGCCAATAGCACCGGCTCCCAGCTCAACCTTGGTCCGGATGCGAACGTGACTTCAGCGGGAGCGCTGACGGTCACGTCTTGCACGGGGTGCGGAGGCGGAGTCACATCTATTGCAACCACCTCCCCGATCACTGGTGGAACTATCACTACGACTGGAACTATCGCTTGCGCGACGTGCGTTACCTCGGCGGCTTCGCTGACTAGCACGGCTATTATGACTGGCGCTGGTTCGCAAGCGTCGCAGACGCCGGATACGACCGCGACCTTGAGTTCTGGCGGCGTACTGGCCGGTGTGTCAATGGCTGAAAATCTGCTCACCGGAGCGGCGGCGGCGGGGACAATCACCGAAGGCGGGTCAACTTTCAGCGTAACTCGCGCGGGTGTATCCACGGCTAACCTGACCGCCCCTTGGGTGTTTCAGAATACGAACTCCACTAACAACAACACGTCGATCACGCTGGGCATCACTTCTCCGGGAACATCTACAGGCCAAACTACACTGAACATCAACGGCGCAACAACGGGGGGCGATCTCACAGATTGGGGCACCGGCGGGACATGGACGGCGGGAGTTTTGTCGGGACAGACGAACGTGGCCAAGGTCGGGATAACGGGCGGGTTTACCGGACTCAATTTCACAGGCAACGGAACAACTGCTGGATTCATTGATTTCGCGCAAGGTTCAACCAGTGCAGCGGTAGCACCCTGCAATACGGCCAACAGCATTTGCGATCAAGCTCCAACGGCGGTAACAGCCGGCGTTCGCACTCTTCCGCCCGCTCTGGCCCAAGGCGTGTTGACGAACGCTGGTTCTTCGTCGGCATTGCAGCAAGGTTATAGCGGGGATGCGGGCCACTCAACTACGGTGACGATCAGTTCCGCAACTTCGGTTAGCTCCACGTCTTTGTGCTCAACCACGATTTGCCCGGCCGGTACCTATCAGATCAATGGCTATCTTGATGTGACCACCGCCTGTTCGACGACCGGCGGATATTTTGTCAGCATCATCTTTACGGACGACGCGGGATCAAAGACCGTAGTGATGCCGCTGATCGGAACCGGGGTCACGGCCAGTCTGCTCACTTCAACGGGAATCAGTTCATCGCTGGCGTTGTCATCAACCAGCAACTTCGCCCAAGGCGATCTGTTCATCCGTTCAACGGGCGCGGCATCAATCAACTATTCGACGACCGCCAGTGCATGCGCGACGGGTGGTCCGGCTGCGGGCAAACTGTATTTATCAGTTATCCCAGTTCAGTAGGAGGCATATGCGTTTTAGGGTAGCGATTGCGTGGCTGATTCTTGCGAACGGATTGATCTCCGGGCAGGGCATCGGAGGGCAAGCGGGAATAGGTGGTAAGGCTGGCTTGGGCGGAGGCGCACCGAGCGGCGGGGCTATTCCTGGATATGTCCAAGGGAAGGTGTGCGATAACCCCGCGACAACTACGACCATCACCTGCACTTACACGAGCAACGTGACTTCCGGCGATTGTATGACGGTCGGGGGTGCCCTTTACGTGGGCGGCTTGGGCAGCAATCCAACAGTAACAATCACCTCCAGTGGAGACACTTGGACAACCGACACTTACTACATTCAGATTGCTAACTATAGTCGGGCCGTGTTTCTTGCGCACGGTAAAGCTGCTTCTGGTGGAAGCAAAACTATTACGGCAACCTTCTCGGTTAGTTTTGGCGGCGGAGCATCCGAGGGGATTTTTGTCCAAGAATTATCCCATCTGAACTGTACTTTAGATAAGGCGATCACAGCCAATTCCGCCGGAAGCTTGAATTCCGGAACCACTTCATTTACCAGTGGCACGATGACGACAACGAGTGACGCGGTGGATATGCTCGTCGCCAATTGCGGAGCCGGAGCTTCGGAAACATGGACCGCTGGAGGGGTGCAGGATTCCGGAGTTGGTTATGCGATCGACGCGACCAACGGAGTAGACACAGCTTCTAGTCCTGCCGCGATTGAATATCAGGCCGTAAGCGCGACGGGGGCTTTTGCTGGGCTAATGACTATCAGTTCTGCGGCCAGTGGGCCGTGCGTGGTAGTAGCTCTGAATTAACATGAAGCGATTTCTCCTAATCCTGATTGTTTGCTGGGCGCGTCTAGCCTTCTCGCAAGGATCCTGCTCGAACTTTGCCGGAGGATCGTGTCCGGCGAACATCCCGTCGGGCGTTGTGCATTTTTATTTCATCGACCCTTCGTCGGGCTCGGACTCTAACAGCGGAGCATCCGAATCGGCGGCTTGGGCACATCTGCCGGGAATGACCGGCGTCACTGCTGGCGTCGGACCGGGAGTCATCGACAACTACGCAGGCACGGGAACAGACAATTGCGGTTCAAGCACTTGCGATTTCCACGCCTATGGTTTCATCGTGCGCGGCGGCACAACCTTTACATCTGCTTCGCTGCCGATGTTCATGCGCGAGATGGGAACCTCAGCCGCACCACTTTACTTCGGCGTCGATCCCGGATGGTATTCGGGCGGATCCTGGTCGCGTCCGATCTTCAATGCTGGCGGATCGTCAGCTAACCTCTGCGGCAATACCGCGACCGCCGCCACCGGATCAACCTGCTTTGGCGGCAACGGGCTGATCACTTTTTCCCCGACCGGCTATGTCTACTGGGACAATTTCGAGTTCACGAACCTCTACTGGTATGCCTCCGGAGTTACTAACGGGCAAGAAACCTATCTCAATTTCGCTCGCTGCAACAGCACCGGAAATTGCGTCCTCGAGCACAATTATGCGCACGGCTGGGCGCACCATGCCTACAGCTCGGGAGCGAACGCCGACGTTTGCAATCTTTTCGCGGGCGACACTTCGGTCGTGGACCGCACGTCCATTGCCGAGTTCAACGTGGTTGACGGCTCGGATACGGCGGAAGATGCGTGCGTGGCCTTCTGGGGCGGTCCGCCCTTCGCCAACAACAACTACATCCATGGCGTCCCGAACGGGGCAGTCGTTGATAGCGTCATCTCGTGGTCAGGCAACTGGTTCGACACGATCACCACCTCCTACGATACGACGCAACACCAAAATACTTTCGAGGACAATGGAGCGCATAACAACGAATTCTTTTATAACAACGTCGCCACGAACACGACAAATTCTGACGGTCTAACTCTAAACTTCGCACCATGCACAGGGACAACGACTTACGTCTTCAACAATGTGGAAGGAAACACCGATGACACTCCGCTGAATGTGCAGCCAGAATGCGGCACCGGAACACTTTTCGTTTTCAACAACACCATCGAGCTCGGTGCGGACAGTGTGGCGGGCACCGGCAATAGTGGAGTGGGGACAGGCACTTATCCTGGCTGCCCAACCGGACTCGCGGGATGCACCTATCGCAACAACCAGTTCATCGGCACAAATACGCAAGCGGATCAGACCTGTAACGCAACTTGCACCAACACCACGGATCTGAGTCAGACCATCGCGGTGGCGAAGGCGAACTCGAGCCCGGCCTTTAACCAGTACGCATTTTCGCAGTCCCCTTATATTTTCAGTCCCACCGCAAGCACCAATTCAACGGTTGGGGCGGGCACGAACACGGCTAGCGTCTGCACCACGATCTCTGGACTAAACTCGGCGGCTGGCACGGCTTGCAGCAGCGATACGAATTATGGCGTGACCTATAACTCCACGGCGCACACCGTCAGCGCTCCCGCTCGCACAGTGAATTCGCGGCCAGCATCCGGTGCGTGGGACATCGCAGCTTACGAATACGCGCTTTCCCAAGCTACTGCTCCTACCTGCACTCCGACCTCGGGCAATGCACCACAGAGCTTAACGTGTTCCAATTCTAATTCGGCTCCTACCGTGATGTGTGCGGCGATTTCTCCGTCGAATCCTGTAAGCAATGGAGCAGGAACAGGATGCCATGTTGGCACCCCGCTAGGCACAGGAAGTTCAGAACCCTATTCAGCGCTCATCGGCGGAACCTACAATTTCATCGCAGGAACCGCCTCACTCGCAGATAGCAACGAAACGTCCTACACCTTCGGCAACTGCCCCACCTCCACCCAAGCCGGCGTCCCTGGCATCCCTAATTATGGCGGGCTACGAGTCGATACCTGCACCATGAACATCGGAGCAATTCCAAATGTCTGGACGAGCTACTCCACAGACAATGGATTTACGGGTGCGGGGCTTTGCACAACGAATGATGCTGGGAATGTGATTTGCCGGGTTTCAGACGGAAACTCTGACCCCACGCTAATCGGTGGAACATTTACCACGAACTACTCCGGTTCGGACGTTGACCAGCACATTTCCCTAGACGGTTCACAGTTTGTCATCGGGCGGGATGGCTCATCGAATAGCTATCTGTACGTCTATTCTGGGATTGGAAGTCCACAACCTGTCACGATTTCCGGATCACCTTACACCATCCCGACCAAGATCGTAGCTTTTAGCCAGAGTACTCCCAAAAAACTGTACGCGATGAATATCGTCCAGGGTGGACCATCGCCAGTGACGGCGGTTAACGGGTCGGGACAATACACCGGTACGATCGCAGCGGGGAGTTCCAACAACCTCGCGGGGGACTACGGTATAACGTCCGGCTTCGGGGCTGGCGGCAATATCACTTCCCCGACGCTCATAACCGCTTCGACGGGAACCAGTGTTTCTTTCAGTGTGACAACAACCGCGCAATCCTGTCCTGGAACCTGTACGCTGACGGTCGTCTCGCAGGCAGCCATCTCGAGCTATAACCTCTCGGCCTGTACTGCAACCTCTTGCTCTCCAACCCCAACTGCTATTTACGATTTCGCGCAGGGCACCTGCCTAAACTGGGCGAATGGCTTTCAGCCGTCGTGGTCTAGCGTTTGGCGCGTCTCAAACGACGATTCGACGTTTAGCATTGCGTTTTCGAACAATCAGGGCGCGGCGGGAGGACAGAATACTGGGACGCTCATAGCGACCTACAAAGTGGGGAGTGGGTGTCGGGTGATGAACAGTTTCCCTGCCTCGATAGCTCTCACAGCCGTAAACGGCTCTGGAGTCTATTCCTGCACCTGCCCGGGCGCGGCGGCAAACCTCTATGCCTACGCGACCATGACCGTCACCGGATTCACCAATTCGGATAACGACGTCACCAACGCGCTTATAACGGCTTCTAGCGCGACTTCAATTACGATCTCGGCTACCACCACCACCGAGACTGCGAGCGCTTCAGCGGCCTTCTCTGTCGCAGGAATACCCGGTTCTACGATCGTTGGAGACTATGGACCGACCGGGGCCGTGGCGATGACCAATTGTGGTGGCACTCCGGGGGCTTGCTCAACTCCAGACGCTTACGCGATTCACGATATGTACCAATTTGGGAACGCCAATGCGAATTATACCGTTGGCGAGAAGTGCTTAGGAGGCACAGGCTGTACGCCGGGAACGACCACCTTGGATCAGCCTTACGCGTGGCTCATCGATTCCCTGAACGTTCTCGCAACGAACTCCTCTGGGCATTTTGGGGTGGGCTACGACTACATCATGCACGGGACAAACAGTCCGCAGGGGCAAACAGGATTGTTTGAAGTGCAGAGTGGTGGTTCGCTCGTAAGTTCTCCGAGCAGCATCAACATTGTCTCAACCACCTCGCCCGATAATCTGCCAAACCCCGGCGCCATCATTCTGGATATTCACTGCTCATGGAATGACAACTTGGGTATCGATTACTACCCAGTAGAATGCGGGAATACGACCGTTGCCATTGACATGGCACAGACGCCGCCTCACTTTGCGAACAACGGATGCGACCAGCACGGCTACCTCCAGAGTCCACCGAATTGCCTGACGACGAATCCGTTTACAGGGCCACTTGTCAACGAACTGATTATCTACCCTACAGCACCTTTGGGAGGGCCAGTTTGCACTTCCGCGCCGTGCAGCGTCTTGCCCTTACTGCGCCTTGGGAATGGCTATATCAGTGCAGTCTCAAACGACTTTTCGGCAGCAAATCTGATTGAGAGCATATCCCCGAATGGTGCCTACGTCCTGTACACGACGGATCACATGTGCACTTTGGGTGCAACATCGGTGTCTATTACCGGGTTTACGGGGTCAAGCGGAACCTTGACCTTTACGGCGGTTAATGCGTTCTCTGCTGGAAATAGCTTCGCCCTCGGCGGATTCTCCGGAGCCAATGCTGGGCTCAACGGGCAGACGGTAACAGTCCTATCTGCCGGCCTAAGCGGGACACAGTTTGAGGCGACGGTGACAGGATCGGGCTATACGGGAGGCAACGGTAAGGCGATCAACGCCCCACCCTATATCTGTGGCGGTCCGTTATGGCAATCCACCAACAACTACAACGCTGGGGACGTAATGACCCCACTCACAGCGAATACACCGAACTGCACCTATCATGCCCAAGCGGCGGGCACTAGCGGGAGCACACAGCCAACATGGGTAAGTAGCAATCTGTGCATCACCACACCGATTACAGACGGCACGGTAACGTGGATCTATGACGGGATGCAGAACATGAGAGGTGACGTTTTTATGGTCAAAACGGGGATCGCGAACGTTGTCATCCCGCCGAACAATTTTTTGCTCTTAGGTTCGACCTACGCAAACCGTCTTTTCGATGGAGGATATTGATGAAACAAATTCCGTACGCCTTAACCGCTCTGATGCTGATTGTCTTAGCTTGGCGGGAGCCTATCAAAACCGTTCAGGCTCAGTCCTCCTACGCCTTCTTAGCCCCTGTAGCGTCACTGCAAGCATGTGCTTGGCCTTCGGGGATGACGACAGGCTTTGCCCTATGCCCCATTACGGCAAACGGGTCTACGGTAGTTGCCTTCGCCGCGAGTGGGGGACCGTTTACAGTGCCCTCCCAAGGGCCTAGCGGGGCCGCTGGAGCGCCCGGGCAAGGGTTTGCGATAGGAACCGCCATCACGTTCAAAGAAACCTGCCCTAAGGGCTCCGGATCGATTCCGGCTGGATTTACGACAAGCGGGTGTACTCTGACCATAACTGGGCTCAACTAGGAGGCAAACATGTGGAACTTTATTTGGCGCACCAGGTTACTGCGGGAGTAGTGCTGATGTGGGTAGTGTCCACGGCGATCGGGGCTATGCCGACTCCGAAAGACGGTTCCAGTGGTTTTTACGTGTTCCTGTTTCAGTTCGCGCAGGGCATCGGCGGGGCAATTCCCAGATTGTTGGCGATCTATGCTCCGACCACACTCAGTAGCCTGACTGGGCAGACGGTCAAAACCACGACGCCTCCGAATCCTCCGATTACTGAGGCGGCAGAGGAACGAATAGCTACTCCGGTGGCCCCAAAGTGACCATTTACTATTTCCGGAACGGGGTTGGAATGCGCCCAATATCTTAGCAAGTGTGAGGTAAATGATGTGGCTGTGGATTCCGGTGCATACATACTTCTGGTCGCAACTGCTAGTCTTCAGCTTGTTGCTTCTGTCATTCGCTCTGACGTTAATCGACGTATCAGAAAGTCTGAGGCTGCTCGCGCGGAAAAGGAGCGAATTGAGAGAGATTGGCGTCAGCGGGTGGAGCGAGAACTTAATGAATTTCGGTCAATTTTCTACAGACTTGAGGAGCCGGTCAAGAGCAAGATGGGAATTGATATTAGGTTGGAAAAATAAATGGCGTGGCCGCACGGTCATAGAGAATTTGGTCTTCGTGTTTCCTTGCATGTTGGTCATGGTCCTAGCCTCGCTGGTGATCCCGGCAGAACACGCGGCGGTGCTAAATCAGGTCACGACGACCGGGCCTCTGTATCTACCTCACATCGAACAGAACATGGACCAGTACCACTTTTACGCCGATCCAGATGGGGACTCTAGCAGGCGCATGTTGCTGACGTTCTGCCAAGACAAGGGATTCAAGCCAGAGTGGGATGAGGGGCAAACATTGCGCTGGATTCGCTACAAGGCGTGGCCGGACTGCCTTGAACTCATTGGGGTAGCAGGAGAAAGAGATGCAAACGGGAAGCTAATTCAGCGGTAAAGGGGGTTTTATGGTGGATCATGAAGGGAATGCAATCACGAACGGGTATCAGGGATTCATCCCGGTAACATTCAACATCGCCAACGACGGTACGGTGTCGATCGTGACTGCGTACAACAATGTTACCCTGTCGGACAATCCGACACAGATTGCCCCGGACACGCACAAGGGTAATCCGCAGTGGCCAGATTTGCCTTCGTAATGGTTGACCGTCCCAAGTCCCCATGGCCGAGCCCGGACGATGTATTGCACGGGTGGAAACTGCTAAAGGCGAGCGATGGAGACGGGAGGGTTCACTTGGGCGACAAGTATTGGAAGTTTTCAGAACGCAGGTGGTATGACGTTAGGGATAAAAAGACGTTTCTCGGTGACAGCGTAGCAACGTCGATGGGCCGATTTATTCGCAGAATCGGGAAGTAAAGGGAGGCTGTATGCCAATGTCAATCTTGTTCTGGGTTATCTACATCATTTCGTTGCTGGTTGGGTTTTGGGGCTATTACGAGCCAACAGGAGCTTGGGTCCGCCGCGCAGGAGGCTATATTGCCCTGTGGGTGTTGGTGGGCATCCTAGGCTGGAGCGTCTTTGGACCTGCTATCAAGTAGGGTTCTATACGGTACTCTAGCAAACTATGAGCGAACTGGCCCAAGGGTTAACGATCGCTGCGTTCTCAGTAATTCTCGCCGCGATACTGGCGTTCATCGTCAGGCTGAACGGTCGGATCGACGCTCTGACGGTCAGCACCGCGAAACTGGAAACGCAAATATCTCCCTTTTGGGCTAGCGTGCAGCTCCAGATTTCAAAGGACCTGCACCATCCGAATCCGCGCTATCACGAGATGGATGACCTACTGGAGAAGTTGGAGGCTCTGACGATCTCCCCGGAGGAGCGTGAGCGTCTAAAGGCTCTGCTGGTGGAGCGCTCCTCGGATACGCACGAGGACATATCCGAAGACCAGCGCAAAAAAGCCAGTCTCATGATTCCGCTGATGGACATGGTGACGGAAGAAGCGAAGCAGAGGGAAGTCCATGAACATTAAACACGCCGTACAGAACGCCATCCCCGGCTGGACCGGTCGGCTCGCAGCCCACTACATTTCGTACAATGCGAACGGACAAGTACATCGAGATTTACCCTACGCCAACCCAAACGATCCCAAGGTCATTGCCAAACAACTGGAACTGATTCAGGCGTGTGGATTCGATGTGGTCATATCGACTTGGCAGGGGCCGTGGGCTACAGCCTGCAACCAGAACGCCATGGCCGTTTCGGCGCTCTGTACTGCGATGGGCCTCCAGTTCGCTCTGTTACTGGACCCGTGGTGTGCCAAGCTCAATTCTCAAGGGCAGGCGACAGCACCGTCGATCAGTAACCTGATTGCAGCTTTGCAATACTCAACCACTCAGACCATGCTCAAGGCGACGAGCTACGTCCCTGAAAAGTACGTGCTCGATTTCAACACCCTTAACCCTACGACGTTGACCAACCTGAACGCCCTGACCACGGCCATCCCGGGAGTTGAGTTTCTCGCGCAGAACACCGAGTTTTCGTGGATTGCCTACCCTCCGGCGACGATTACCGACTCGGTAGCCAAAAACGCTTGGGCCACTGCAAATTTGCAGGTGCAGAATAAGAACGCTGGGATGAAAGTTCCTGGCGTTTGCATGTCGTTTAACGATTCGGGCTTGCCATTGCCTCAAGGAGTTCCCACGCAGGCCGCTTTTGATGCGTCAGGAGGCGTTCGGGACTGGTCTATGAGCGTTTGGCTACCCCCAGCCCCCAATCGCGTCCTAGGGAGCTTTGGAGGGCAATTCCTCCTGCAGCAGTTGGCGGTTACACCAGCGGCCGCACCCATAATTGCCATAATTACCTGGAACGATTACGACGAGGGCACGGCGCTCGAGCCTAAAATCTCTGAATTGCTGGGTGTAAACTGGGCTAGCCTATGATCTTCGTGGTTCAGCGCAGAGTCATCAGTTCGGTATGCACAATGGGAACGTTGTCGATCGACTGGAAACAGAACTGCTACACCCTTGAGCCCCCCTACGCCGCCGATACGGTCAAGCCTCGAGCCATCCCCGCGGGAACCTATGATCTAGCCGTCGGATACTCCCCGCACTTCAACCGGCTAATGCCACAGGTTCAGAACGTGCCCGGATTTGAGGGCATACTGATTCACTGGGGAAACTATCCGGACGATACTGAAGGCTGTACCATCGTTGGCACCCTCGAGGAAGCGAATTTTGTTGGTCACTCCGTAATAGCCTTTGACGAACTGTTCAAAGTGATTCAAGATGCAGTTGCATCCGGTCCCCAGGTCATCACGTACCTAGATCCTCCCAAAGGAGCCTAAAATGGCTAACAAGTTTCTCGGATTTCTCGAGGCAGTCGGACGAGACCTAAAAAAGGCTCTGCCGTGGATTCAGACGGCAGGAGAAGCCGCAGTTCAGGTATTCCTCCCCGGCGCCAGTGTGCTTTTTAACCAGACCGTTAACGCGGTCGTAACCGCCGAACAGAGTTATGCCGCCATCGGGCAGCAGGGCAAGACAGGAGTTTCAAAGTTGGCCGCTGTCGTCCAACTCATGGGGCCGCTTATTGCTCAAGGGCTGGCAGACGCGGGCAAAGCCAACGATCAGGCCGCGGTCGAAGCATACATTAACGCCATTGTGCTCATCTTGAACACTACGCCGGTGAGTACAGCGCCGGCCGCAACTTAACTTCTCTCCCGTCCGGGATGCTGTCTTAGAGGCCAGCGTCCCGGAATTTTACGAGGCTTTATGAAACGACTCGCACTGCTTCTGCTGTTCGCTCTTACCTGTAGTGGCTTTGGACAAACCCTGAGCCAAGGAACCGTAACCTTCGCCCTCGAAGCCATCGTTCCCGGCACGACAGATTACATCTACGACTTCACTGTCGCAGGCGGGTTTCCAGAGCAAAAGGGCGGTCACCTCCCAGATGGATTTGGTTACAACGCGGGCACGCTGACTCTGGAATACACCCAAGCCCAAGTAGGCAACGCATACAACGTCACAGCCAACTTTGTGGGCTATGCCCAGTCTCCGATGATGGATGACTTCTGCTCCATCGTCAGCGCTAATCTAACCGACGTAACGCTGACTTCTACGAAGG